TTTGCTACCAGTGCGTTGAGGGCTACCGGACGGATGTAGACGGTGCGTTCGGCATCTGGTACATCGTTTTCGCTCATGGCGGTTTTGGTTTTGAGGAGCATATCAAAGATGGCTTTGCCCATTGCTTCGGTTTCACCGATGGATGCTTCGGGCAGTGCGGAGGTCATAATCGCACCTTTGCCCAAGCCGGTGATGTTTTCTTTATCAGCGACTACCAGTTTAGCGATCTCGGCCAGAACAGCACCGTCACGAGCTACTGCCAGTGCCTGACCAATTTGTTTGGAGTATTCGGCACGGACGTCGAAGTGAGCCATTGCGTCGTCAAGGTCGAAGATGAGGCAGTCAGAGGTGAGCAGACCGTCGATTTCGATGATTTTCTCGGCGTGCGGGATGTTGACACGCAGGTCGTCAAGATTGGCACCTGCTTTGAGGTAAGCGGCTGCGGCACGACCGAACACCGGGAACTGTGCGGATTTGCCGGAGGTGATGTTACGTTCGATGTGGCGACCTTTGGTTACGGAGTTTTGGTCGTAGGCGGTAATACATTCGCCTGCGAAGGTTTTGAGGAAAAGAGCCAGACGGTCAGCGGCGCTATCGCCTTGGATTAGACCGGGAGCTGCTACGGTAATATCTGCCATTGGTTAAATAATCATCCTTTCGTGATGGGAAAAATAAAAAGAGACAGCCTTGAGATTTGGCTGTCTTTTAATCAAATAAATTTGGGGAGTTGGCGATGCGGGTTTCTACGGATTTGGTGTAGGCGGCGTCTCGTCCGTAGCGAGGGTCACTCATGGCGGTGGTCATGGCCTTGGTATCGGCGAAACCAGCGGTTGCCCCGGAGTTTGCCCTGCCGAGTACGGAGGCGTTGGCACTGCCGTTTTTAGCGACCATCTGTGCTTTGATGCCTGCCATGTATTCTTTGATGGTGGGCAGGTCAGCGTTTGTCATAATGTTGTCGAAAGCGTTGACCTGAGCGTTACCTTGGGATGCTACAAAGGCTGCCATCTGGTTGTAGGCGTCGTCGCCTCCAGCGTAGCCTTTGACCGTGGAGACAAACTTGTCGGTAGTCGCTTGGAGTCCTGCAATGCAGGCGTCGACCGCCGCTTTGGGGTAGCCGCCTTTTTCCAGCTCTTGGTATTGAGCTTCGGTCAGGGAGCCGCTTTCGTCGTAGGTTCGTTGCAGTTCGTCAAAGTTGATGCCTTTGTCGGTGACAAGTTGTTTGACTTGGTTGAGGGTTTCTTTGGCGGTTTCTACTTCTTTTTGTACGATATCTTCGGTGTTCGGAGTTGCTACCTTTGCTTTTTCGTCGGCAGCCTTATCGTCCGTTGCTTCACCTTCGGATGTTACATCTACTTCCTGACCGTTAGACATTACTTCGACTTCGGATAAGTCGGGTGCTGCCGGGGTGTCGGGAGTTTGCTCAGTCGTTTCGATGGTTTCGTCGACTGTTTTGATTTCTGTGGGTTCCATTGGTTCCTCCTTTAGTTATTGAGTAGGGATGGTGGTGTCTGCTTCTTGGCCTCCTACGAGGCCTTTGGCGAGCTGCGGGGTTGCTGCTTGAGCCATTTGGAGCATGGCTTGCTGCTGCATTTCTTGTTGCATTTCTTCGTCGGATTTGACGAGGCCTGTTGTGTCGATGTTGCTGCCGGATGCAATGGCTGTGATGAGGTTGCCCCATTGGAGCCTTTGCTGGGCTTCGGGGATGTCTTTGACCAGCGACAAGAAGGTTGTGAGCTTGTTAAGGTCGTGACCTCGGCCAAGGGCTTCGATGCCTGTGGTGATGGCGGGTTCTATCATGTTGTCGGGAAGCTGCGGGATTTGACCTGTAGACTGGAGCTGCGCCAGCAGTCGGCGTACTAAAGGTAACTGGAGTTCCTGCGACAAGATGGAGTAGATCCCGCCGAGGGTATCTTCGAGTTCCCCTGCAACATAACGGATTTCTTCGGCAGTGACACGCTCGCCGCTTCGCTGGACAGCAGAGTTGAGCATAAAGACATAAGACAGCCGGGCTTCTAGAGCGTCTGCTGTCTGTTTGGCGATTTGCATATCCTGTTGTTTTTCCAGCTGCATGGTTTCGATGTCGCTGCGGCGGCCGGGGGCAAAACCGCCATTTTTACATTTAGTTACCTTGCGTACCTGTGTGATACCATTGGGGTTGACAAGGTTGATGACGGTGGCGGCGATTGCTGCAAGCTCGACTATGGCCTTTTGGAGCCCTTCGAGGCTCTTGAGGTCACCAAGGTATTCTTCGACATAGCTGCGGCCATAAGACTCGCCATCAAGCTTTATGAGGCGCAGAGGTATCCACGGGCATTTATCTTTAGGATAATTATTTTCTGTTCCCGGTATCTGCTTGCCTTCGATTTCTTGGTAGGAGTACATTCGGTCGTCGTCGTTGCTGTAATAGATGTGCGTGTAGACTACTACTTCTTCATCAGGTTTCTTGTTGGGGTCAACGAGGTTCTTGACATCAGCGGGGAGTGTTGCGAATGTCAGTTTGTCGGTTGCTACTAGTTGGATGGTGTTTCCGAGGGCGTCTCTTTGGATTACATAGCTGCTAAGGCGATAGAGTTTGATGCCTCCTTCTTTCGGAGGCAGGAACAGACAACAGTTACCAGCGACTAAAAGCTGTTTGAGGGCTTCGTTGATGGTTACTCTTATCTGGTAGGTTTCGATGCAGTTGAGGATGATTTGTTCGAGCTGTACGAGTTTCTGTTCGATTTCGTATTTGGATTGAGGGTCGGCCTCATAGTAGGCTGCAATGTCGTCTCGGAGTGTCAGCTTGTAAAAAGGGGAGTTGGGCGGGAATAATGCCAGTAGTAGTTTTGCGGTCAGGTTGTTGAGTCCTCTGGCTCCAACGGATTGCCAAGGGGTCTCATATTTGGTGTCTTTGTTGTCGGTTTCCTTTGGGAACAGTGAGGGTATTGTGTATTTGGCACAATCTTCGGCACGAGTGACATAAGACTTTCGTTCGTTTTCGAGCCGCTCATAGATTTCTTTTGCTGTTTCGACTACTTCTATTACCATATTAGATGTTCAGACCTGTGCCTGAGCCAGTGCTACGAGCAATGGTGAGTTTGTTTTTTCCAAGAGCGTTTCTCTTTTTCTTCTCAGTAGGGGTAGCGACCTCGGTTTGTTTATTAGTCGTTTCGACAACAGCGGGAGCAGGAGCGGCGGCTGGTTGTACTGCTGGTGTTTCAATTTTTGGTTTCTTACACATAGTACCTCCTGTTCTACATATTTACCGGGTTGTAGCCGGTAGAGCTGGTGGTGTTGAGTTTGATTTTTAAGGCGTCTCGGCCTTTGCGTTTGTAAGCGTCCTCAGTGCCACCATAGACAGGACTTTCGGGTTCCTTAGTGGTCGTCTCGGGGACGAGCTGGGAAGCTGAGACCTGTGTGTTTGCGACGCTTGGTGTTTTGACTTTGAAAAAACACATTAGTCTGTTTCGTAGTCCTCCTCATTTGGTGGATTTGCTAAAGTTTCTACTATTTCTAAGACTGCCTGTACGCCTTTCATGTATCCTATATGTTCATCATTGTTTGCGTGTTGCTGTCTCATTAGTTCGGAGAAACTAAAGGCTTGCTTGAGGTACTCTAAGGCTCCTTTAGGAACTAAAGGAACCATTGGGTCGTCGAGGCTTTGTATAAGTATCACTTCCTCTCTCACTTATCTGGAACGATTGTGATTTGGTTATATGTGGAACAATTAAGGCTGCCACGCTATAGGCTGTTTGGCAGCAAAGTCAAAGTCGGAAGCCCTAAGTATCCGAGCGACCCTTGCTTGCACCAAAGCGTCCTGTTCGGTGAGCCCTTTCTTTTCAAAAGCTTTGGCTACAGCCTCCCAGGTCGGCTCCTGATCTAGCAGTTTTTTAGCTGAGACAGGCCCGAAGCCCGGGCAGCCTTTGTAGTTGTCGGTAATATCGCCGATGAGGGTTTGATAAAGATGCCAGTAATCAGCTTCTTGCTCGCTTATTTCGTAAAATTCATTACGCAGGAAGTCATAGAAGCGTCCGGGTATCGTTTTAAAATCTTTATCACCGCTGACAATAACGGAGTTTGCTTTTAGCGTCGCAAGGATGCCAATACAATCATCAGCTTCCAGTCCCGGTCTTTGGTAACAGGTGTAGTTGTCTTCGACCCACTTTTTGATGCCGTAGTAGCAGGTGGGTTTCCGTTTATCAGCTCGATTGATTTTATAAGTCGGCAGTATTTTTTTGCGAAAGTTCTCGGTATCCGAGAAGCACATGACGATTTCATAGTTGCCCTCATATTTGTAGTGGTTCAAGACTTTTTCGGTAAGGGTGAGGATGGTGTCGTCTACTTTTACTTGGGCTTCCCCGGCGTCTGCATGGAGTGTCCAGAGGTTGTCATCCCATTGGATGGGCGTTTCGACGGCTGAGGTTGCCCGAAAGACTACCATATCGGCATCAAAGAGGATGCGTAGGGGTTCTTTAGACATTCTTGTAGTTACCTTTCTTAGCCAGCCAGTCTTCTGCGGAAATATCTTTAAAGTCTGCGGGGGCGTTTACATCAATACAACGCACAAAACATTTACTCTTGTCGAAGGCTGTTCTGTATTTTTTAAACCAAAAAGTCAAAAGTGCTGTTGCACTTCCTTTGCTCTTACGAATAGTTTTAGTATCCGGATAGCCCGAAGTTAAAGTTGTATACACAACATAAATCATTATTTAAAAATCTCCTTCTGCTTTATCATGACGCACACCTTTGAACCTTGGTTCCCTTAGGAGTCCTTTGGTGCTTTCGGCCATAGCGTCGATTTGCACTATTTTACCGACGATCTCGTCATAGAAAAATGGCGACCACCAGCGGGTGCGCTGGACATCTGTGAGTCCGCTACCTACAATTACTTCCTTGCCGCCTCTAAACTTACAGACGAGGGAGCCTAGCATCCCTTTGTACTTACCTGTGCCTTCATTGAGAGCCAAGACTTTGAGGTCGTAGCTGACACCCTTTTTAACTTTTATCATGGTTTCATTACGTTTGCCCGGAAAATACCCGGCGTTAGGGTCTCGGACGACTAAACCTTCGCCGCCCATTTTCCAGATGCGCTCGGCGGCTTTGTCGATGTCTGACCAAGTATCCGCAAAGTATTGAGGAACGAGAAAGGCATGATAGCTCCAAACATCTAAGGTATCTAATGCTGCATAGCGTTCTGCGTAAGGGCGGACTTTGCAGGTGCCCCAAAACTCATCAAGGCTGAGGGCGTCGTGAACATAGGCTCCAACTGCGTATTGCTGGGCTTTTTGGTCTCGACACCAGCCGCTGGTGGTTGGCTGCGGGACTCCTTTAGCGTACCCCTCGAAGATGATAACGTCGGTGCAGAGGGCTTGTGAAATGTCGTACAGCTCCGGTTTAAGATGTTCAAGGCTTAGATATTCTTCACCTGTACGGCTAAAGATATGGACACTTGTGGTATCACATACGGCAAAACAAAAGACACCATCAAGTTTCTCTGAGTACATCAAGGGAAACTGAGGTGTCTTTTTGTTATTCATTTTTTCACGTGGGAGACAGAGCTGGACAAGATGTGACTTATCACGAGGAAAGTCCGGGTGGTAGTCAAAGAAGGTCTTAGCTGTTTTCTTTTTGGTTGCCATTAGGCTCTCCCTTCGTAAACAAGCCACACCTACAGACACTGTAAGACCTCATATATCTACAAGGACAAATGGAGTCTTCATTACGGACGTTTTGGCAAGGACAATACATCCTCCCATACTTAACTACTTGCCCTAAGAATTTGTCTGATAATGCGTCAAGGCGTTCTTCTGAGCGGACAGAGTAACCATGTTTGTCGGCAATACTTTGGAGTTCTTTTTTATAGTGTGGGGTCATCGGTTACCTCCTCCTGTAATATCTTTAGTTTTCAATGTGTATCCACAAGGGCACTGAATGGTAACCTTAGTGGGTTCTACAAGGTTCCCTAAGGTCAATAATGGTCTTTCACATTTAGGGCAGGAAATATTGATAATAGTCGGCTTTTTCTTCGCCATATTATTTTTTGACCTCCTGAGTTACATTGATGATTTTTTCTGCTAATTTATCAACGGTTTCCCCAGTGACCTGTAGGTTATGAGGGGTCACCTGTTTGGCAATCATCATTTTGTACATAGTGTCTTTAGATGGAATAAAGACATTTACTAAACATAAAATAAGAAATGAAACTATAACAAAAGCTCCCCAAGTCCCTAGATATTTACCAAGTTGTTTATCTGTACAGTCCCTCAAAGTGCACACTATTAAAATAAAAACACCACCAAGAAAACCTCCAAGAAGGGTGAGAGGTGGAAGCCTTCCAGCTTTTTCTAAAATGTCTATCCAATAGAAAATCATAGGGTCAATAATAGGTTCATACATAATTAATTTCCTCCTTAGTAATAAACTCTGACAATCCTTTGCTGTCTGCCAAAGTTGATAGCATCCATATAGTTATCAAAGTAAATATCAATTTTGTCTGTATAACCGCCACCAAAACGGTCTTCAACGGTATAAATGTGTCCGTCGATTTCTACGTGAGTGCCAAAAGGCAGATGATCGGCGGCTATAGTTCGTCCTTGGGTCGCCCTTGTGCCACTTGCGGTTATCCCATCAGCCTTACCACATTCCTCAACTGATGCTGTGTAGGCTGTCAAGGTAACCTCTTGGAAGTAAAAGGCGGCTAAAAGCATACATAAAATTAATGACAATCGCACCAATTTTTACCTATCTTTCCTTCGGTATCCAGTTGCACCCTAAAACCGAAAAAGTCTTGTGCCTGTCTCATGGAGTCCTGAGCTATCTTGACGACAGTTTCAGCAATCTCTTTTGTCCGGCAGGCAATCTGTACCTCATCATGCACCCACGCCATGTACTGAAAGTCTTTCCCGTGGTCGAGTCCTTGGGCTATGAGGTTTTCTTCGAGTAGGATAATCCACTTTTTGCAGATGAGGGCGCCTGCTGATTGCAGGAGCAGGTTAAGCGCAGAATGGATAGAGCGGACGTGCAGGGGGCGACCGTCGAGTCCTTTGAGATACCTGCGTTTCCAGCGGGTTACTCTGCCTCGGAATTCTTCGGCGACCAGTGCGTTCGTGATGGCTGCTTTGAGGTCGGCGATTGCAGGTGTTTTAGACAGGAATTCTCGCTTGAGTCTTTTGCCGTCTTTGGCGTCGCCGTGGACGATTTTGCCAATTTTTGCGTCACCTGCGCCATACAGAAAGGCGTAGATAAAGGTTTTAGCTTGGTTACGCTCGGGAAGCCCGGCGGCGAGCTGGTTGGCTGTGTGGATGTCGCCGTTGAGTATCTCGTGGGCGTAGGCTCCGTTATCGTAGGGGTACATGAAGTGAGCCAAACAGCGCAGTTCAAGGCCGGAGGCATCAACACCTGCTTGATACCATCCTTCGGGGACGGTAAAGAGGCTGCGACATTCTTTGCCATAAGGGCTGCCTATGGATGGCACTTGGGCGACGTTGGGGGCTGCGTGGGTGGCTCTGCCGGTTACTGCTCCGCATGAGTTGACGGAGCCGTGGATACGGCCATCTTCTTTGACGCATTTGAGCCAGCCATATTTGCCGTCGATTAGTTGGCCGAGGCGTTTGGTTATCATCAGGTATTCCTCGAAGACGCCTGCGAGCTTACGGAGTGCTTCTGGTGCATCGGGGTCGGCTTTGAGGTAACCAAAGGTGATGTCGTCTATCTTGAGGCGGTCTGTACCCTCCTCAAAGAGTTCTTCGTTGTTGGGCAGGTATTTGAAGTGATTTTTGATGAGCCATTCTATCTGCTGGCGGCTGTTGGGGTTGAAGTCTTTATATTTTTGGATTGGCACGCTTTTGAAGTAGCCTTTGGTTTTGTTGTCTCGTTTTGGGGTGAACACTTTGTCAGGGATTGGCGGCACTTGCTGGCGCAGGATGGCGTCGAGGGTGGAACTGCGGCTCCTGAGTTCGACTTCCAGCTCTTGGGCTGCGAAGACATTAAAAGGGAAGCCGTTGCGCTCTTGCTTTGCCATGAGCCACTGAGCTTGGTGTTCGAGGGTTATGGGTTCTTGAGGGTAATTTTTACTCATCAGTTTTTCGTAGAGTTTTTTGGTTACGACTACGTCTTGGACGCAGTAGGTGAGCATTTCTTCGGAGTATTGTGCCCAGGCATCGGTGGTTTCTTCGGCGTAGGAGCCCTTGAGTTCTCCTAAGCGGTAGCCCCACGCTTTGAGGCTGTGGGAGCCGTAGAGTTTCCCGGGTAGTTTGCCGATGCGAAGCAGTCCACTGTCGCTGTCTTTGATATTGCCATAGATGAGGCGGGACAGGACGAGGGTATCAACGACGTTCTTTTGGAGTTTGTATGGAACAGTGAAGGTGTCGGAATAGAGCTTCGTGAGGGCGGGGATGTCGAAGTTGATGATGTTATGACCACAAATAAAATCGCCTTCCCGGATTGCCTCAAGGAGCCGTTTAGCTCCCTGATGGACTTCCGAGGGGCGGTATTTTGTGACATTGTCATATTCGTCTATGATGACCAGACAGTGAGCTTGTGTGACTGTGTCTAAGAGGCCATCGGTTTCAATGTCGAAGAAGAGCATTTACAGGTACTTTCGTCCCAGTTCTGCATTTTCATCTTCAAGGGTTAAGATGTCTTCACGCATTTTAGCGATTGCTTCGATGTTCGCTTCTCTCAAGGCTTTAGCCATTTTGATCTGCTGTTTTAAACACCATTTTTGCATACCGAAAATCATTTTAATCAGAAACATTTTTTATACCTCCTGTGTTGTTGTAGGCTCGGTGAGCCGCTTCTTGTTGTCGCCCAGCGGAAAAGCTGGAGATTAGTTTGAGATAGCCGATGACCCGGGTTCCGTAATCGACATAGATGGAGTCGCATTGTGGACATGTCTTGTAGTAGTTGGGGTTTATGTGCCCGCAGGATTTGCAGACTGTGCAGAGGACGTTGGTTGTCCAATAGGGAACGCCGTGGTGAATGTTGGTGTTGATGAGGTTTACTGCTTCGGCTTTCGTGGGAGTCCTTTGGATGTTGAGATGCAGAGCTGCGCCTCCATCGAGGTACTGCGATACGTCTTGGCCGTGGATTTTGATTTTGTCGAGGATGTTCCATTTATCGGACTCGACCGGGTAGAAGTAGCTGTTGTAGCAGTCACGAGGAGCCCAGAGGCCATCTTCTTTGTCCCATTTGGCGTTTTTGACACCTAAGTTTTCTGCGGGGACAAATTCGGTGTTGAAGCGGATGCCGTGGGTCTTGAGGGCTTCTTTGTTGAGCATTTGGATAGTAGACAAACAGTGCTTGAGGTATTCCGGGTAATTTTCTTCTTGCCAGAAACCTACTGCTGTGTGTTTGCAGATGTATTCAAAGCTTTCGAGGCAGCCGTTGATGCCGATGGTGCAGAATTGTTTGTCGATGTCGATAAATCCTGCGGAGTAGGCGGGGAGCATACCACTGTCAATCATTTGCAGGTGGTACGCACGGTGAGCCAAGAGGTACTTTTGGACTCGCTTGACGACTGCTTCAAGGGTGAGTTTTTGTTGCCGGAGTCTGTTGAAGTTGATGGTGATTACCTGTACGCTGCCTGTGGAGACGCCGCCAGCTCCGAGGGTGTAACTGAATGTGTTGTCAGCAAGCTCGTTGCGGAGGCGACAGCAGGATGCGAGGCTGTCGGCAGAGGTACTTTCGTAGTGAAAGAAGCTGTGGCCTTTGGACATTTGGGTTGCCAAGAGGTCAAGGAAGTCTTTATCTTTGGCTGTGTCTTCTTCTACCAGATAGGCGGCTGTGATGACCGGGAATGTGAGCAGTTCTTTGCGGCGTTCTTTACGAAACCATTCCATGAAGAACTCTTGGAGCTGCTTGAGGGTGATATAGTCGGGCTTGGAGCCGTCTGGGAAGTAGAATTCGTCGAACAGGGAGACAAAATAGTGTTCGTCGAAGACTGAGATGTTCCAGAAGATGCTTTGGAAGCCTCGGGCTGCTGCGGGTTGGTTCATTGAGTAGATGACGCCTTGCAGTTCTTGTTTGATTTCCCGGCTATTGGTGGTCAGGTAGCTGGTGCCGTAGGTCTTCTTGGCGAAGTAGTCGAAGTACATGAGGAATTCGACGGTGGCTACGGCACCAGCAAAACCACCTGCGATTTGATACATGAGGTTGACGAAGGAGCCACAGAAGCTTTGGAGGTTCCGAGGCCTGCTGGAGGTTCCACCGAGTGTCTTTGAGCCTTCAAACAGGAACGGATAGAGGGTGATGGAGGCGCAGTAGGGCTTGAGCGAGGTTTCGTCGTGGACGTAGATGAGATGATCGTGGATGTCTTTGAGATACTGCGCAGCGAGTTCTGTTCCTTCCATTTCTGTCAACTTTTCGCAGATGATTGCCCGGTTGACTTGGATGTTCTCGTATTTGTAGAGTTCAGCTTCCATTGTCGCTACATTTTTGGTGGTGACGTTGGAGTTTGGGTCAACGATGGAGCCGTCGGCGGCGTTGCCAGCGGCGATATAGTTTTTGATGAAATCAAGTTTGTTTTGGATTTGTTTAGGAGTTAGGTTGTTGAGCACTTTCTTCTCCTTTCAGTATTTGGAATTGTTTGGTCATATCGACCCAGTGCGGGATGCGACCGGAATAGACTCCATAATGGTCGGTTACAATCGTGTGCTCTTTGACGTAGAACCTTTGGTTTGTCGTGGGTTCCTCAAGGCCGCCGAGGGCTTTTTTATAAGAACCTGTTTTGACCCATTTGAGTTCTTCGGTCTCGAGGTATTTGTCGGGGTTTTCATCACGGCCAGAGTAGAGTCCAATAGGTAATCCTGTTTTCTTCGCTAGGGCTTTGATGAGGGTATTGAGTGATTTTTCGGTAATGCCGTTGTTTGTAGTACCACCCATAAGGACGATAGCAGTGATGTCATCAGGATATTTTTTGGTGAGCGCATAGGCATTGTAGACGGTGGCTTCTAGACTCAGGGAGTCTCCGTGGTCACCTATAAGATAGTCCGAGTGACAACAGGGGCAGTTTTGACGACAACCAGAGAACTCAATGTAGACTGCGGTTTCGCCGGGGATTTCTGACATAGAAAATCCGATGCTGGAGACTGGGTAAGAGTAAGTTTTTTTCATAAATATGTTCCTCCTTAAATTTAGTTTCACTTATAGAAACGTTTGAAAATCAAATTGCAGCCTTCTGAGCTGCTGATTTCCAGAAATTAAAAAGGAATATCATCCTCGTTACCCAGGTCGATGTCCTTTTTGGTTAGTTTTTCTGCGGCGATAAGACGGTCGGTTTCCTTGTCGTAGGCGAGGTAGCCGCCGATGCCTGTTTCGCCTGTGAAGCGGCCTTTGAGTATCCTGAGGCGCACTAGGTTTTTCTCTCTTAGATCGTCGGCTTGCTGGTTGCGTTCTAACGCCCAGACTCCGTCGGATAAGTGTGAGAGTGCTTGGGAGCCCCGAAGGTGACTGAGGCTGATTGCTCCTCCTTCTTCGGCGGGTTGTCCATCGACACGCTTGAGGTGGCTGATTACGAGCAGCCCGACTCCTGTTTCTTCGGCGAGGCTGCGCAGACGTGTCATTAGTACGTCGGTGGCTTTGCGTTCGTTGTCGATGTCGAGGCCACTGATGGCGATTGTGATATGGTCAAGGATGACGAAGTCACATTGTTCGGCGGTCGCCATGTAGCGGATACTTTTGATGAGGTCTTCGGACTCGAGGGAGCCAAAGTGGTTGTAAAAAATAAAATGCCCTGAGCCAAGTGTGGCGTCAAAGGCATCTTTGTATTCTTCATCGGTTATGAGGTGTCGGTTGAGGGCAAGGCGTTTTCCTGTGTGGATCGCCATGAGTCCTTTGGCTGTCCTTTTGATATTTTCTTCGAGCATGAGCATTCCGATTTTGAGCTTTTGGTTGACGCCGTAGTGGTGGGCGAGTTGCCGGACGAAGGTTGTTTTACCTGTGCCGGTTCCTGCTGTAATGAGGATGAGTTCGCCCTTGCGAAGTCCAAGGGTCATCTTTTGGAGGTCGATGTCCCACGGCAGCGGGTAGCCTTGTTCTTCTTCTTGGTCGGTGGAGAGGGTTTCCCAGAGTTCGTCGCCGTTGACGATGCAGGCTGGCTTATAGGTTTTGGCGTTCCAGACTGCGGCGACTACTGCGGATGCTTGTCCCTGCATCAGACATTCGTTGGGGTCTTTGAGGGGCAGGGTGGCTATTTTCAGTTTGCCGGGACTGAGGATGCCACAGACGCTTTCCACAGCTTCTTGACCTACTTTGTCCATGTCAAACATTACGATGACTTCGTCGAAGCCTTCGAGCCAGTCATATTGGGCTTCAAAGGTTCTTTTGGCTGACTTGGCACCGTTGGGGACGGAGACTACCGGGTATTTGTTGCCTTGGATTTGGCTGACGGTGAGGCAGTCGATTTCTCCTTCGGTTATAACGATTTTTTTACCAGTGGCAAAGAGGTGTTGGCCAAAAAAGCGGTGCTTTAGGTCACCTCGGGTCTCGAAGGTTTTGTCGGGATAACGCACTTTTTGACCGATGACTGTCCCGGTTTCGTCGATATAACAGGCGAACTGGGCAGGGCGGTCGTGCAGGAAGCCTTTGTAGTAACCATAGCGTTTACAGGTCGCTTCGGTTATTCCTCGGGCTGGTAAGGCTCCGAGGTTTAGGTTGGCAGGCGCAACGACATTACCTTTGACTGCTGGCTTGGCCGGAGCTGGTGGGTCGTCATTTTGGTGGTGGGCGTCACAGCTAAAGCAGAATGTGTGGCCGTCGTCGTAGACACACATTGCGTCGCTGCTGCCACAATCAGGGCAGGGGACGTGGGCTTCTACGATTTGGGAGTCTGTTTGTTCCATATCACTTTACCTCTACGGTTTGGATGTGTGGATAAGTTTTAGAGAGGCTGCGAAACAGGTCAGCTACGGTGATGCGCTGGGCGTCCGTGAGCTTTTCTGTGGTGTCGCAGAGGACGTAGATGGATGTTGTGTTTTCCGTAAAGTCCCATTGGGCGACTGCCTGCTCGTCTCTGTCTTTTTCAAGTGTACCGTCGTTTTGTATGATGTAGTGATAGCCTGTGTCGAACTCACCGAGGCGGCGGGCTGCGTTGACTAGTTCGTCTTTACTGGCACCGTTCAGGGGTTTTTTGATGATGTAGAGCCAGTTTGTGCAGGTGCGTTTTTTGAATTTCAGATTGGTAATTAGTGGCTGCCTCCTTTTTTTAAAATGAGCCCATCTAAGGGTTTCGGGGGTTCTGTAAACCATTTTGTCGGTATGAATTTTCTGGCGTATTGATAGCCGTGTTTTTCGCACCAGTCGGCTACGGTTGTTTTGCTGCCTGAGTAAATTTTTGTGGTGAGGCTGCTGAATACAAAGCGGATGTCGAGGTGTGGGTATTGGTCTTTGATGATTAGGTGTTTGCGCCGATCATCAGCGTCGAAGACTCCTTTGGTCTCCACTATGATGCCATTTGGCAGCACCCAGTCAGGGGTATAGTAGTGGTCGGTTGCAGGGATGATGTAGGGCAGCTTGTACTTTTCGTAGGCTGCCGCTACTCCTGCATTACTGAGCTGTTTCCCTACTTTATCCTCGAGGCCACTGCGATATTGCGTGGGTTTGCTGTGAAAACCGCCTCGTCGGTTAAAGTATTTCAAGGTTTAAAATTCCTCAGTGTCAAAAGAAGTATCGCTAACAGTTTCATTTTCAGTTACCGTGTAGCCATCTTCTTTACCGAAGCCGTAAGCCTCTGCAGAGGCGCCGCCTGGTTCTTTGTATTCGATGACTTGGACGGCATCTAAATATAGGGTCAGACCACAGTTGACCGCTGATTTGTGATAGGGGTTGACCGTGAAGCGGACTCGACACACGCTGCCATGCCCAATGTCGCCTTTGATGCGGTTGCCTTGGGCGTCGAAAATTGGAATAATACGCTGTATAGTTTCGCCTGCTTTGGTTTTGTAGTTGGTTTTGGTCTTGAATTTAAAGACGGTGTCACCATTTTTGTCTTCTTTTGAGCCGAGGCGTGCACCTGTCCATTTTTTACCTTTGAATTCGCTGGAGCCTTTGGCGGCTTCAAGTTCGGCTTCAAGCTGTTGCAGTAGCTTATCGGTGTCTTCTTTACTGAATGACATTTGAATGGTGTAGCCTACTTCTGCACCTTCGAAGTATTCCGGGGTGCGTAATTTAGGATACTGTGCGGTTCCTTTGGGTGTTACGATTTGTGTTCTCAAGTTTTTAAATTCTCCTTAAATTTTATTTGCCGGTGGAGCCGATACCTTTGGTACCACGTTTGGTGTCGCTGAGACTATCAACGATTGCGATTTTTATGGGTTCATTTTTTTCGATGATGAGTTGGGCAATGCGTTGATTTTTTGTGATGTAGTCGGAATATTGGCCGATGTTTTCGACGAGCAGCATCAATTCGCCACGATAGTCGCTGTCGATGATGCCTGTACCGTTGGCAAGGCGTAGTTTGGTCTTTGCTCCCATACTGGAGCGCAGAAAGATTTTGCCGTGATAGCCTTTTGGTATTTCAATGGCTATACCTGTGTGTATGATATATGCGGTGGGTACAAGTCGGCTGGGGAGGATTTCTAGACTGGAAAGACTACTGATATCAAGACCAGCAGAGCCGTCTGTTGCTTTTGTTGGTACTTGAGCATCCTCGTGTAGCTTACAAATTTTTAGAGTTGGTTGTGTAGAAGTTGCGATGGTGTTCACCTCCTTTCAGTTAAACAAAAAGTGAGGTCAGAGTTTGTCGACTCTTTCCCCACTATCTGTGACGCTTAGATAAATTCAATTTGAAAATCTTTAGTATCTTTTGGTAGATATACTTTTGTAGGTTTACCACATTTTTGAGCAAGTCTAGCAAGCGCAATTTGAGAACCTGTAATGTAGTCGAAGGTGTCATCAGGGCTACAAGATGCAGATGCTTCTATTGTTTTATCGCCTTTTACGAGGGTAAAAATGATTTTATTACCTTCACGATGCCCGTCTAATTTTTCTTCGTTTAGTGTATTTAATCTTTTTAATT